GAAAGAAACTCCAATGGAAGAACGAAAAGTGGTCTTTACAAGATATTTATACCAGCATATGAGGCGCTTGAGGGATTCTTTGATAAACACGGAAACCCTGTCATTGACGATCCGAAGGAAGCAGTCGAAGGGCTGGACGGAGAGACGATAACCATAGGAGCGAAGACCTACCTACAAAATGAGCGCAAGGCATTGATGGGTGACCCCTATGAGCTTAACGAGGTGATACGTCAGTTCCCATTCTCTGAGGATGAGGCTTTTCGGGACTCTACCAAATCGTCACACTTCAACATCGGGAAGATATACGAGCAGATAGCACACAATGAGGAGTTGTACCCCTCACCCGTGGTTCGTGGAAACTTTATGTGGAAGGACGGCATCCAAGATTCACAGGTGGTATGGTCACCCGACAAAAACGGTAAGTGGCGGGTGTCGTGGCTACCCCCACAAGAATCACGCAACCTAAAAGTTACCAAATACGGAAAGCATCATCCTGGAAACCCCCTTATTGGCGTGGGTGGGGTGGATAGCTACGACCTCGACAAAACTGTAGATGGAAGGGGTTCTAAGGGGGCGTGTCACTTCTACAACAAGTTTAACATGCAGTTCCCCTCCAATATTTTTGTAGCGGAATATGCGGAAAGACCTCCCCTTGCACGTATCTTCTATGAAGATATATTAATGGCTTCGGTGTTTTATGGATACCCACTGCTAATAGAAAACAACAAGTACGGCATTGTAAGGTATTTTGAGGCACGTGGCTATGACGAGTATGTTATGAATAGACCCGAACACCTTACACCCCCAGGGTCTTCAAACAATGTAAAGACAAAGGGTATACCCTCTAACAGTAAAGATGTTATTCAAGCACACGCTCAAGCTATTGAGGCTTACGTCCATGAACATGTAGGTATGAATGGAGATACCGGTGACTACGGTCGCATGTATTTCAATAGAACGCTACAAGATTGGATAGGATTTAATATTGACGATAGGACGAAGTTTGATATGACCATATCATCAGGTTTAGCATTGTTAGCATCACAAAAGGCTGTCAAGGAGGTGAAGAAGACCGATTTAAGTGAAAAGGTCTTTTTCCGTAGATACAAGGCTAGAGAGTTCTAAATAATTTACTTACAGGTATTTAGTATATTTGCATAATTGTGGGTTTACCAATATACTAGATATGTCAAGTACAAAAAACTACGGAAGTTTCCCTGATCCGTTAGCATCATTCGTAGAGAAGACTGCGAAATCTTATGGATTAAAATACGCTCGTGCTATAATGGGGCAATGGGGTTCTTCAAATGAAACAAGTTCCTTATATAACCGTAGACTTAAAGAATTTAATACCAACAGAGATTACGCAAACGGAACGCAAGATACATCAAAATACAAACAAGTTTTAAACTCTCTAGACCCAAACAATGGGGACGGGACTTTATTAAACATAGACTGGTCACCCGTACCTATAATCCCTAAGTTTGTAAAGATAGTAGTAAATAAAATCCTTTCTCGTGAGCCTTATCCTAATCTAGAGGCGGTAGACCCATTATCCCTTACAGAGAAGGAGCGTAAGAAAGCGGAGGTACAGGCGGGTGTTGAGAACAGAGAGTTTTTCAACAAGCTCAAAGAGGCTGGTCTAAACCCAGGAATAGACGTAGACAAATTACCCGACAGCCCCGAAGAGGCAGAAATATTTTTAGATACCAATATCAAAGTAGCCTCTGAAATAGCTGCACAGATAGCGACCAACCTAACTCTTCAATGGAACGACTTCCCCGAAACTATTTATCGTAGAAGTGTTGAAGATTTAGTAAGCGTGGGGATGGCAGTAGTAAAAAGAGACAACGACCCTAACTACGGCATCACCACAAAGTATGTCGATCCTGAATATTTCGTACACTCACAAACGGAGGACGCTACGATGAGCGACCTCAAGTATGCGGGACATATCCAACGTATGACTATTGAGGAACTAAAGCGTATATCTCGTGGTCAGTTTGAGGAGGAACAGTACGAGCAGATGGCACGTCAAGTAAGCACTAGATATTCCAACGACCCTACAAAATTCAATAACAGCAACTACGATAAGACGCTACAAAAAACAATATTTGGATATGACGAGTATGTCGTTGAGGTATTGGACTTTGAGTTTATGTCTTCCGACTGTCTGTACTTTGAAGAGAAGGAGTCTAGGTTTGGAAACGTAGGTTTTTACTACAAGGGGCAGAGTGAGCCTAACATACCTTCAGACAGTGTTTTTGAGCGTAAGGCTCATAAGATGGAACACGCCACAGTATACGGAGGGAAGTTTGTCGTAGGGACGAAGTTCTTGTTCGACTATGGTTTAAAGAAAAACCTACCGAGAAACGTCCACGATATTACACGCACCAAGATGTCTTATAGCGTCATTGCTACAAACATACGTAGGATGATGCCTAAATCTATGGTTTCTAGCATCAAGCAGTATGCCGATATGATGCAGTTGGCGCACCTCAAGCTTCAGCAGTCTATTGCTAAGGCGAAGCCAGACGGTCTTATCATAGACATTGAAGGGTTGGAGAACGTACAACTTGGTCGTGGCGGTGAACTACAACCGCTAGAAATCCAAGACATCTACGAACAAACGGGGGTGTTCTACTACCGTAGTAAAAATCCTGAAGGGGGATTCCAAAACCCACCAGTAAGGGAGATAGGAAACAGGATTAGAAACATTCAAGAACTTATCGCTCTATACAATCAATATCTAAATATGATTCGTGACACCACGGGTCTTAATGAGGTTGTAGACGGATCAACACCTAAAGGTGACTCACTCGTAGGCGTTAGACAACAAGCTATATCAGCTTCCAATAATGCTATCTACGACATCACCTACGCATCACAAATACTCTACAAAAGGGTATGTGAGGATATCGTAAAGTGCTTACAGGTACTTTCTCCAGAATCCATATTGTATAAGGTTTATGAAAAGGCGGTAGGTGAAACCAATATGAGTATCCTCTCATCGTTTAAAGATATGCCTATGTACAACTTTGGCGTTCGTGTAGTAACTAACATGAACGATGAAGATAGGATATACTTAGAGCAAAACATCCAACAGTCCATCGCTCAAGGGGAGTTGGATCTTGAGGATGCTATGGCTATACGTAGATTGAAAGATGTGGACCAGGCGGAGAGGTTGCTCGTGGTACGTAGAAAGAAACGCATCAAGCAACGTCAGCAGATAGCACAGCAAAACTCTCAGATGCAGGCACAAGCCAATCAACAAACGGCACAGGTAACGGCACAACTAGAAGCCCAAAAGATGCAGCTAGAGGCGCAGCTAGAGGCGCAGAAGTCTCAAATCGAAGCTCAAGTGAAATCAAAACTGCTAGAGGTAGAGTATGGGTATAAGATGGAGCTTGAAAAGTTAAAATCTCAAACTCGTGATGCTAACGTTGAACGTCAGTATGGTTTTCAACAACAAGCGGAAGATAAGCGAGAAAAAGCTAAAGACGATAGAATTAAGAAACAAGCCGTGGAGCAGTCTAAGCTAGTATCACAACGACAAGGAAAGCGTGGTGAACTTACTGAAGAGCAAAGTGAGGACTTGTTATCTCAATTATTTGGCAATCAATGATTTAGTAAATTTGTAAAAAAATAAAAAATGGCAAAACTTTTTAGAGATAGTGCTTTCAACCAACAAAGTTTTGGTGCAGCAGGGTTTAAAGTTGTTAGTAGTACTGATGCTAGTCCTACAACTGGAGATTTTGTAGCTATTATGGTTATATCATCAGGAATTACAGTAGGCGCATCTGGAATCTTAACAACTACAGGAGATGATTTAAGTAATGGGACAGTTATACCTAAAGGTATGACAATATACGGTGATTTTACTAGTATTGAATTAAGTGCTGGGAAAGTTCTTGCTTACTATAGAGCATTAGGGTAATATGCTAGGATTAAGCTCTTCATTTAATTATAATGCTGCATCATTTGAACCCCCTGCTCTTGATGAGTTCGGACAAGACAGATTGTTTGGATACTCATTAAGGGTTTTGACGGATGATGGAACTGCTAATCCCTCTACAGGGCAAAAGCTTTGTATCCGTGTGCGTAGGTCTTCAGACAATTCAGAACAGGATATTGGTTTTAGTGGAGATGGATTAGATACTGCCGCATTGGAATTATTTTGCGAGGCAGGGGATGACGCTTACGTTAAGATATGGTACGACCAACTGGCAGGATCAGCAGGGAGAACAACACACTTCGCTACGGCTACACCTACACAACAACCTCCAATCGTTTTAAATGGTAGTGTGCTTACAGACCCTGTAACAGGATTACCTGCTATGCGGTTTAGCGGTTCAAGGTATTTGCAATACACACAAACAGGAGGTAACTATACGGACTCAAGCGGTTGGGCTACAGAAACACTAAACACATTAACAGGCGCATACAGCTTGTTCTTTGTAGGGCAGTCTTACAGAGCTAGTGGCAATTCATATATAGTACAAAGCTCTAACGATAGTGTTGCGTTGGCTGACGATTCTATAACCTATGTTGTAGAAAATGCTCCTACCTCTTTAACATTACCAGATGACGGATTTACAAACCTGTATGCTTGGGAGATTGAGAGAGACGCTTCCAACGGACTAGGGTTGTATAAGAACAATGTAAACTTGATAGGCACTGTGGTGCAGTCGGGTACTTTTGGTATACAAGATTTAGGAGGCACTGGAGCAGATACCCGTAGCTTTTACGGTGATGTATTTGAGTTCTTAGGATTCGATGCATCAAAAACCGAGAGAGACGGCTTGTTTGAAAACCTTGACGAGTACTACACGATTACAGACTACGCACATACACCAACGACATATACTAATGCTTTTGCAGCTCGTGTGGCTGCTGATGGTGGTAGTGTGGAGAGTACAAGTTGTTTGATTACAGATTTAACACCATTGGTATAAAGAGATAATATATGAGTTTTTACGATAGTGCAAGTTTAGCATTCTTACCAAGTGGTGGTGCAGGAAAAGATGGAAAGGCTTATAGTATAAAGCCTGTTCCCGAATACGGGAATGAGTTGGTTACTAATGGTGATTTTTCAGGTGGTTCAACAGGTTGGACTGCCTCAAGTGGTTGGTCTATTGCAAGTGGTAAGGCTACTGCCTCAGCCACTAATAATACCTTGCAAACATCAACATCTA